CGCCATTTTAATGCCCACAATCTCTTCTTCTAAAGTTATCCTGTAAGCTACAGGCCATGCATGTGGTAAAAATGGTTCAGAAAAACAAATACGTTTGCCTGTAAAACCTGCAAAAATGCCGTTTGGCATTGCAGTCAAACCTTTCATTGGTCCGTCAGGATAGTCAGCACTCACTTCGTTAGGCGGTCCTATCCAATAAGTACTTGGTATAACTTCAGCTAGTTGTGAATTATTTAAAGCATCGGTAGTACTAGCTACAGATAGATTAACTTCTTTAACAAACTGAAATGCGGTGGTATTTGAACCTGTGTTAGATCTATATATTCTTTTTGTAACTAAATTAGTGTTAGTACGTCCAGCTCCAGAACCCGCACTAGTATCCATATTGTTTATAGTTACAGTTTGCCCATCTACTTTATCAAATACTGTAGAAGCTGGAGAGGGAGGACCTTCTTCTCCGTACGCAGACACGAACGTGTAAATGTACGATGTACTGTATTTTGTTTGAGTACCGTCATCTGTTCCAGATACGCTAGTGCCGACAGTACCAGTAGGCGCTGGTATACCTAAACGATACGACCCTCTAGGATATGAGCCTGATCCTGTAGTAATAACAGAGTTGTTAGACATACGAGGAAAAGAAGCACTTTCGCCCGTCCAATATAAACGATCTGTATTGTCACCAGCTATGGGTCCAGGAACTACATCAACTCCTTCGTCTGCCCATTCAAGCCAGTATTCATTACCGCCAGTTCTGTATTTATAAATTGAGTTTTGACCCGCCGTGCTCAGCGTATAGTCATCTGTATTATTACGGATAGGGGTTAAACGTCCGCTGTCGAGTATAACGTCTTCAGCTGTTTGAGCTAAAGTGTCAGTTAATAATCTAGGAGATACTTGTGGGGCTATGCCACCAAATGTTATTAACTTAAAGTAGGCCACATTCTACCCCTCCAAAACTAAGTCTCGTAAGCGGGTACTCCTTGGCCCAACTTGCCTTGCCCATTTTGAATCTAGCATCTCTACGCCAGCTGTTTCCCATTCACCTGCCTCCATAGCAGCTAAAAATTTCCTGAAACCCATCAATCTAGACAGTCCTAAGTTAAAACACATATTGACCATGACTCGTTGTCTTGTGTCAGACAAAGTTTGGAACCAGGGAAATGTACCCTCTAGTTCTTTTACACAAAGATCTATGTCATTACTTAATAAGTAATCAGATTCATCTTCTGTAATACCTCTGTCGTCAACATTTCTACCCACGCCGATTGTGTTTTTCCCGGCGCTGCATTTGTAAAGTGTAAGTACTACACCTTCGTCACGTTTTAATTCTTCTATAAGTTGTTCTCTATTCATCTTTACCACCCCCATTAGATGCCCCAAAGTAAAAACTAATAACTGCTGAGGCTAAACCACCTAAGTACCCGAGTACTAAGTTGATTAAAGCTTCTGAGTTTTGTTCTGGGGGTTGGAGAGTTACTAAGAATATATAGCCAAGAAAGCCACCTAGGGTAGCAATCCCCATAATTCTAGTAGTCCAGTCTTTAGAAAAAGTTTTCCTAGCGTCTTGAGTATCAGCTACTTCTAGCTTAAATACATCAACTTCTAGTTCTTTCATCTGAACTTCAAACGCTTGTTCAGCTTTTTTAAGCTCAAGCATTTGTTCAGGTGTTGCAGCTTGTACTGCTTTTTCTATAGCTTTGGGGTTGTTATCACATCCTAAAACGTCTGCAATCATATTTGCGGCCATACCGCCCATTGGTCCGCCTAATGCAGTTCCCAAGGTAGGCGCTACTGCACCTACAATATTCTTTAACAGCCCTTTCATTCATCCTCCACAATTATTTCAGGTGCCTCTTTAATTTTGTCTTCTTTAATATTAGACGAAATCTCTTGAGAGAGTCCCTGTTGTGCTGCCTGGCTCTTTTTAAGCTGGTAAGATTGCTCTACCACTTCGCCTTGTAGCTTAATCAACATGTTAAAACCTTCGATTACCCTAGGGGTTAGATCTTCGGTACTATACTTCTTGCCCTCAAAGTCAATAGTTTGAATCTGAGGTTGCTCGTTCTTTACTTCTTCTGTCATAAGTTACTCCTTAAAATATGTAATTAATTGATTATACCTAATTTTAGCCTTTATACGTCATAGACTTAAGCTTTTCAGGTTTATCACCGTCTTTCTTGGGTACAGTCTCAAGTGTAACAACATCATTACCCTTATCGTCTTTAGCCCAAACAAGATTTTTGTCTTCGCTAGACATAGATCCTATTACTTCCATCTTTACCTCCTATTGATATATTAATGAAACAGTCGGTCTATTCCTGTAGCTACTATAATTAGTACGTATAGACCTAAAATGTATTTTGTAAACTTGGCATCCATCGCGTCAAACTTTGCATCACCTTTATCTAAACGCTTTTCTATGTTTTCATAGCGTATAGCACATTCTCTTTCGTGTGATTCTAGTTTCTGCATTGTTTCTTTAGTCGTTGGCATAATTATTTTACACGCCTGGAGTTATCTGCCAATCGTCGGGTAGTGTATCAATCGTCGTTTCTATTTCTGCTTTTATCTCATTTATTCTAGTAGCGCCGACTCTTGCTTCCACCCAAGACTGCAATGTTTCTTTATTAATGTCAGTTATTTCAGCAAACGTATCTGTTGATACGCCTTGCTCTAACTCAAAATCTATAGCACCGCCTTGTGTAGCTGACTTGCCATCTTTCGTCCCTGTGATACTCCAACCTACATCTTGTATCAAGTCTCTCTGTTTGCTCTCCAAGTTGTAAGGAATTATCTTATTTATTTTAATTTCCCACTTATATTCCATATTATTCTCCTATGACCAAGCAACTACTAAGTCTCTGCCTAGTGCTGTTTCATGGTCAGAACTTGTATCTCCACCTTTTGTAATTCTATAAAACGCTGATGGATGAGTATAACTAGGAATATTTATATCAAAGTAAAATCCTTGATTACTATTTCCACCTGTGTGGTAATTTCCATAGCTAACTGAATGTGAACCACTTGACCTTAATATTGTAGCTTCTGATAAAGTTATGCCTCCATTGGTATATCCTGACAAAATAGCGTGACAGAATTTTGTATTGTAACCAGATATATAAATTTCTAATTGAAACCCGCCCCAAGCGTTCCCTGCAGTTCCAGTTGGAGATGGAACAGAGACTCTAAAACTACCACTATAAGTACCTGAAGCACCTGATGAGCCAAAGTACGTCCAATAATTACTTAGAAAAGAAGTTGTATGAAAGTTGGTTGTATTAGACGTTCCATTTATAAGCAAACCACCGCGCTTGATTTGTAAGCCTGCTAAAGAGTTAGGTATGCCACTTTCACTGCCAATTGTGGCAAACTTATCATCATCAAATAGCATTGCTTGACTACCACCTACAGATATTCCTATGCTGTCTGCTGCAGGAAAATACACACCAGTATTTTCATCGTCATACGAAGCAAGTGCAGGAAGATTAGCGGCTGTATCGCCTGAACTATATTGATTTGGTCTAATTGAGCCACCGCTACCTGTTCTTTTCCATTCTCCTGCAACTGTATCGTTTAAGTAAAACTTCATTCTAGTTGCCGTTGTTTGGTCAGTTTCTATACGATTATTCATCGTGGTATGAAACCCTAAACCATCCGCACCTACTTTTGCGCCATCTGAAGCAAAAGAGAGTTTTCCATTTCCTGCCGCCATTAACCAACCAGTTTGTGAAGTAGCCGCATTTAAAGTTATACCACTAGAGTAAACACCTAAATGATTAACTGTATAAGTTCCTGCAGTATTTGGAACAACGTGTCCTACACTTGCCAATCCTGGAGCGTCTATGCCTGTTGAAGTTGTTGATAGTTTGGTTGCGTTGTCGTATTGAAGTTGAACTGCCCCATTAGGATTAAATATAGCCATATTTTCCCCTGAAGTAGTCTGCATCCTAATTTCAGACCCCGTAATCTTTAATAGCCCTGTACCTGCATCGGATATATAGCTATCACTTCCATCGTGGTAAAGCTGTAAATCTCCACCAGTAGCTGAACCTATTTCTACTTTTACATTATCACCGAGTATCAAATCACCTGTCATAGTCCCACCAGCTAGTGGCAACTTAGTAGCAATAGAGTTGGTTATAGTCGTAGAAAAGTTAGCGTAGTCCCCGATTGCTGCGGCTAGTTCATTAAGGGTGTCCAACGCTCCAGGGGCGGAGTCGATCGTAGCGTCAATGGCTGCTTTTACAAAGGCAGTAGTAGCGATCCTTGTGGTGTCATTACCTGCGGATTGCGTAGTCGTAGTAGGATTCCCACCTAATGCGATGTCATCTGATATTACGTTACTGGTTATCTTTGTGTTTGCCATTATTTAGTCCACTCCTGTCTTCCTGTTGCAGAAGAGAGGGCATCTACTTCTCGTTTGAGTTGTGCTTTTATATTGTTTATTACTCCGTTCCCTAATGCGCTTTTAGCCCACGCTATGAGGTCTGCTGTTTCTATATCGTCAAATGCTTTGTAGCTGTTATCAGGGTTGTGATAAAGATGAGC